GACTATGCCTATAAGTTTTGAGAGATAGATGTTAGAACGATAGACCCTCGTATACCCATATTACGGTTTACCCTATAGCTATAGTTACCGTATAGCTATAGTAACCGTATATATGTAGTAACCGTATAGCTATACGTTTACTTAGACTATAGTAAACGTATAGATATAGTTATATAGGTGTTCCACTTGCCAAAAAGAAACAGACTACTTATCCACAGACTTATCCACAGCCACTTTGACAACAAAATAGTTCTCTCAAAATAGTTGTTGACTTTGTGTATTCTGTGAACTATTGTGCGCGTGTGCTGATGCACATTATCCGTTTCCTAATCAGGGAGGTTCCAATGATTTACACACATCAGGATCAATTCGATCCTCGTCAAGACACAGACCTAATAGACCGTATTCGCAAGCAAGAGGCTGCTGCTCAAGCTGCTTTAGACCGTGCTAAAGCGTCTGTTCATCACCTTTCCGCTTCTGTTCTTCGCCTTCGTGAACGCCGTTTCCAATTGGTAGAACTCGACGCCTAATCCGTTATCCATCCATCTAGGGGCTTATCCATGACTTACATTAAAGACATCAAACTCTGCGTTGATTGCTTCTTCTTTGGCAATGAACACGGTCAGAAAGACCGTTGCATCAATCCTGTTACCACTGAACGTAGCCTTGTTACCGGCAAGGAAGAGTTTCCTTATTGCTATGCTCAACGGCAGTCCAAGCGTGACATTGACTGTGGGCCTAATGCGCAATGGTTTGTGTTAGTAGAAGAAACTCAGATTGCTAGAGAGAAAGCCAGACAAGAGTTTGAAGAGGCCATGCGTGATAGCCCCTTCTGAACGCGACATGATCGCCAAGGTGCTGAAACAAGGCGTAGAGGCTATTCATCGCTGGTGGGCTAGGTCGGTGTTTACCATCGTCCTACTCATCATTAGCTACTACATTGGCGCTGTTCAAACTGAGAGCCGCATAGCCGCTGATTGCAGGTTTGCTGCGGCCTTCAGGGTGGACATCCAAGCCTTCACTTGCCAGAGGAAACTATGACGAGAGATGACATCATGAGGATGGCGCGGGAAACAGACTGTCTAGACGATCAGCATTACGGTTCAGTATGGGCAGATAAACTCGAACGCTTTGCCAACCTAATTGCAGCCTTAGAGCGAGAGGAATGTGCCAAAGTGTGTGATGCGCGTGATGCTGCTTACTGTGCCTTTGCTATCCGCGAAAGAGGTGCGCCTTGACTACGTTTCAACTAATAACTTTTATCGGCGCTGCATTAGTGGGTGCTGGTGGGGTGGTAGCAATTATTGTCCTGTTGCTATCAGTCTTAATGTGGGATCAGGACGAAAACTAACTGGGGCTAAACATGAGTGACTTTTCACCCGAAGTGCGCAATAACGCATTGTGGTCTAACGATGCGCGTCGTTTCGTTGAAGGTAGAAGCGGTGAGGTTTACGCTGAGAAGATCGGCGTTAAACCATTAGATGACTTATCCAACGTAGAAGCTGTGCAAATGGGTTTAGTAATGCAGGAACCCATCATGAAAGAGTTTGCACGCAGACAACGCATCAATTTCAAAGATGCTGACTACTCCCTGTACCACCCGCAACATAGCTTTCTTGCCTCACACTTTGATTACATTTCAGAGGATGGGCAGACACTCTATGAGGTCAAGAATCTAGGTATCCACCAGCGCAAGAAGTATGGCGACGATGGTACAACTGATGTTGACACAGGCTACCGTGTTCAATGCTTGCATGAATCCTTAGTCCACCGTATCCCGAACGTGGTGCTGGTTGTCTGCTTTGGTGGTCAAGAAATCTGCCACTACCCGCAGCATTTCTCAGAGGAACAATGGGATTTGCACGCTAGAGAGATGGCACAGTTTTGGGGGCGTATCAAAGCTAGGAACTTTGATCCTGAAACGATGGGCGATGCTGCCAAGATTGTCTACAAGGAAGACAATGGCAACAGCCTGTTAGCCAATCAGGAATTGGAAAACATTTGCGAGATGCTGAAGATTGTCAAAGAACAGCGCAAAGTATTAGAAGCGCAGGAAGATGCTCTAGCTGCCAAAGTGCAAGGCTACATGATGGAAGCCAGCCAACTAGCTACCTATGATGGTCGAATCCTAGCTACTTGGAAGGCCAGCAAATCGACTAAATCCTTTTCCAAAGACTTGTTTCGCAATGCTATGCCAGAGATGTATGACAAATTTGTGGTCGAGCAACCCGGTTCACGCCGTTTCCTTTTGAAGTGAGGCGGCTATGCGGAAGAAAAAATATGATGACTTAGATTCATCATGGCACTACGGTCATTCAAGAAATATATGGCCTACGATCCATAACCATTTTATGAAGTACAAGAACTATGATCGTATGCACATAGAAGGCTGCAAAGTATGGTGCAGATACCTATGGTGGGATGAAGGCGATATTCATCCAAATTCGTTCTACGGATTGTTGATCAAGGCTTGTTTTACTGCTGGTTATGCAAGAGCCAAATTAGATATGGAGGAAGGAAATCATGAGTGAAGATAATTTCAAAGCATTTCCATACACAGGCGCAGGAAGTGATGGCATGGATTTACGCGATTACTTTGCAGCTAAAGCTATGCAGGGTTTGTTAGCTTCTGACACGCACGCACCCGTTTCTGAGTTTGTCAGAAAGGCGTATGAGGTAGCAGATGCCATGATGGAAGAGAGGACTAACCATGAGTAACGTAGTCAACATGGCAGGGGAGTCGGCAATGGTCGCACTTGATCCTGCTATCCAATCATCCATTGTGTTGCGTGGTGACTTGTCTGGACTGAACGAGGATCAGAAGAAAGAGTATTACTTGTATCGCTGCCGCCAAGTTGGTCTCGATCCTGCCGCTAAACCCTTTGACCTACTCACACTCAATGGTAAACAAATCCTCTACGCGAACGCAGGAGCTACTCAACAGCTTTGTGCGCTCCACAAACTTTCCACTCAGATTACGCATCGGGAACGTGTGGATGGAATTTACATTGTCTCCGTCCGATGCACGGGCGCTGACGGTAGAGTTTCAGAAAATCAAGGCGCAGTTGATGTCTCAACCCTTGTCGGCGAGAGATTGGCTAATGCCATCCTTAAGGCAACTACGAAAGCAATACGCAGGTCGGTTCTTGCACATTGTGGACTCGGAATGCTTGATGAGACTGAAGTTGAAACCATCCCGGAAGCGCGTAAAGAGCCTCTGATCGTACCTCAAGCAGTCGCACCCATCGAAGTACCTGCACCACCACCAAAGCCCACCACAGGCGTTGCTTTCATGGTGCCGGGAAAGACTGAAGCCTATGCCTACCATGCCAATGATGATGAGTTTGTCAACGGCTACTTGGATATGGTCACAAGCATCATGGCAAGCGGCAAGTTAAACGCTGCCGAGAAGCTGGCAAAGATCACAGCACTGGAAGGCGCTAATGACTTTGTGCTTGGCATGATTGAAGCTGAGAAGCCAGTGCTGTTCGAGGTATGGACTAAGGGCGTGAAAAGGGCGAAGGAGGATTGCGATCAGCAAATAAAAAAGGGTTGAAGCCAGCCAGCGGCAAGGGGCAATCAGCCATGATCCTAGATCATTTGCAGCAAGGCGATGGCATTACAGCCCTTGACAGCCTAAGACTGTACGGCGTGCTACGGCTGGCGGCACGCATTGAGGAACTTAGGAAAAATGGACACACCATCGTGACGCAAACGGTGCGTGTTGGCAGGAAAGAGATAGCACGTTATTCATTAGTTAAGGAGAAGCAACATGGATCGACCAGACATTGAACGCAAGATGGGTACAGGGGTACTACTGAGCAACCGTAACAAGAAGTCGCCTAGTAGCCCTGACTGGCGTGGTGAACTGAAGGTATCTGAACACTACGCTCCGGGTGACACAATTAAGCTGGCAGCATGGACTAAGGACACGAAAGGGGGTGCGCTAATTTCGATCAAAGAAGATACTTGGGTGCCACCTGAAAGTACCGGCCCCGGCAATGTCAACCCTTTCCCTAGCAAGCGGAAAGATGATGGCGATATTCCTTTCTAATGGAGATCACATGAAATATTTGATAGCACTCTGGTTAGCAGTTACCGCACCACTGGTTTGGGCAAGCTGCACTTACAATACTTACTGCGATCAAGGTAGGTGTGTTACTTGTACAACCTGCTGCTACGGCAATAGCTGCAACACAAATTGCTACTAACTTTTTGGGGGAAAGCGGATGCTGGTTTGATGATTAACAAATCGTCAAGGA